AAGCCCACGGTTTCGACAAAACTTTTTTTAGTGCGGTGTCATTTATGCCGTTTATTTTTGGTCCGAAGCCAAAACTTTTTTCAATATCAAAAGACGTTTTTAAAAAAGAATCTGAATAAATGGAGCCTAATTTCGTTTGACTTTTTTCGATCTCAGTGGAATAAAGCTCGTTCATTTTTTGCTTTATTTCTATTTGCATCGCTTCGAGTCTTGAAATTCTTTGACGTAAGGAGGCGTTCTCAAGCTCTTGAGCCCATGCGCCAGTAAGCGAGTTCTCTTTTGCTCTTTTTGTGTACGTCTTTAAGTTCCATTTGAACTCGGATAATTCATCAGAAGTCAAAAGGCGTTTTGCCTCTGAAAAAGAAATTCCGTTTGACTCTGAAAAACGAGAATAGAAAACACGAATTTCTTTGCTCAATTCTGCAAAATTATTTTCGTACAAATTAAATAAATCTTTGTTTATGAATGAAGTTGCTTTCTCATTCATTGAGGCTTCAAGAATCATAGATCGCTCGGCCCAGTATTCTCTATTTACCATGGCTAGACCTTTGTGCTATCGATTTGCGTCTGGTCTTTGTTGCTTAATGTAAACTGATCGCCATATTTTTCCAATTCTTCTTTTTCATCTTCTTCCACTTGCTTCATTTCTTGATCTACGTCGTCAATAAAAGGCACTTGCGACAAAAGTGTTTTTTGAGATATTTTAACACCGGCACTTACAAGGCTGTCCAAGATTTCAGTTTCGCTCATCAGCAAATCACGATTGAAAATAAATTGAATTGGCTCTTCGTCAATATTAATTTGTTCTGAATTTGATAAATGAGCAGACACATAATACATCACGTTTTCTAGCGATGCCTGGAACTCCGTTTCGTTTTCATTGGCATCAATGTCGCAATCGTTGAACATAGCCGAAATGTGCATTTGATTTGCATTGCCACCGACACTATCGTCTTTGACATCGTAGCCCTTGCAGTTGTCCACAATAGCCTTTTTAAGCAGCTTAACGACTAGCTCGTAATTAGTTGCGTCCACCTCGATACTAAGTTTCCTGACATCGCCCTTGGCCCCATCAGCGGATCGAACTTTAATCGCCCCATACTGGGCTAAGTTCTTTCTAAACTCGCCCAAGTCGGTTCCGTCGTAATTGTCCAGAATCAAAATAGTTTTTCTTACGTCCTCGTCAAGGTTGTCTTTAAACGTTGAAAGAATTTCATTTAGTGCGTCTTGGAGGCTCTTGCAGCATTCAATCAAAGCTATTTCGGACGAGTTACTTTTAAAAGCCACAAGTGGAATCTTATTCCATTTCATCTCAATTGTGGCCGGTGCCTTTGTTTCAGGATCTTCACTTTCCATTGTAAAATAAGGACGAAACGGAATTGTCTCTGGAATTAAAGATCCTGCTTTACGCACAAAATAATAAATTCCATCGGGCTTAAAGACTTCCACTTTTTCATCATAGTCAATTACGCTGGTGGAAAACTCTCGCTCTTGCAAATAATAATGCACGGCCATTTGAAGTTCTGTATGTTCAGAATCCTTCCAGATAGGCATTATTTCGGAAGCATTGAGGCTCACAAACTTCAAATTTCCGTTGTCGTCATACGTTATATAGAGCCAAGAAATACCCGCTTGTATGGCTTGCAAGCCCTGCTTTCCAAGCGTCCTTTGAAATGATTTATTCAGAATCTTTTGAACTTTTTCAATTTTAGATGTGTCTTTTCCATTGATCGAAACTGGTTTTCCAAAGAGATAATTCTTTTTTAAGTCCACCATTTTTTTGTACTGGTTGTCAATAATGATATTGTTCGGGAGGTTATCAACAACTTCAAGAACCCCGTCTTTGCCCACGATTTCACGGGTCTTTGACAAAATGTCATGGAACCCGCGATAATATTGAATGGCTGCAATTTGAGCAATGCGCTGCGGGCAAGTTAGCCAAAAAGAAATTTTAGTCTCAAGCCATCTCATTTCTTTCGTAGACTGCGTTTCAGTTTTTCCAACAATTGCCGATTTTATAAAGTCAAAGATCATGTTTTACCTGTACCTCTAAAATAGCTTATTTTGCTTACAAATTAAACTATTTTCATCACTAGCTTTATCTGGGCCGGAAGAATCCACTTTAGAATTTCTGATAGTTGGAAAATTTGGCTTTCGGTGGCACCATTTCCAGACACGGTTAAAGTTTGGAAGTCTATTTCGTACTCCATTTCAAAAGTTGTTGTGCCGAAAAAATCGGCAATAATTTTTTTTACATAACGCCATGTATATGGAGTTCTGATGTTTACCTGAGTCAAAATAAGCTGTTTTCGTTCGTTCAGTGTTGCACCTGAAGCGGGGACTATCCCAAGAATCGACTCCCATCGCGAAACGCCATTTTCTGTAGCGGTCTTAATAAATAGATCAGAAATAAAATTACTGAATGCAGCCCACAGTAAATCAAACTCGGCATTTTCTGTGTCTGCAATTTGGCCCATCTCTCGCATTTTGGCTACTACTTTAGGCCAGTAGCCTTCAATTTTTACATCTCTTGATATTTCCATTAGTGCCTCACAAATGTGCCACGAGTAACGATGCTGCTTTGTTCAACAGCTAAATTAGCGGGGATGCCGTTAATGTAAATTGAGAACACATCGTCAATTCCAGTGACTGCAAGGATTCTAGCCGAGATTTCAGAGACTCTTACGATAGTTTGTGTGTTATTTTCCCATGATTTGTTCAGCTCGTTGTAATAAGCGTCCAGAACAGCTAATACCAAAGGTTCAGCGGTTGACCAATTTGTTCCAGAAGAAAGTGTTATTCCTACGGACAAATTAACGGCGACGACAGAAGCACTACCGATAGTAACGATGTGCCCTATTGGAGCCTCACCGTATCCAAGGCCCATAGTATCCATTTCGTCGATCAATTGCGGGTCAATAGTTTCCTGCACGCTTGTGATTAGCTCTTCTGAGGCTTCTCCGTAGGCACTGCTTGTGATCGCAGCGCGAACTGTGCCGCCCCCGTTCCATGCCGGGAAAATTTTGACCCCTCCAACGCCTTGAATCGCCTTTAATTTTGCTTTGTAATCTGCAATATTTCCACCGAAAGATTCCGATGTTAAAGAATCCTTACAACGTTGTCTAAATATTTCTGTGTCCTCTTCGTCATTTCCGAGGATCACGACTTCATCAAGCGTTGCGCTGGTGAGTCCGTTGACTCCATCCACAGGAATAAGCCTACCTGTTTTGCTATTAGGTGCCACGCCAGCCGTTTCGCACTGCAATAGATACACTCCAGCACTTTCTTTTTCAGTGACGGCATAAATGTAGGTGCCGCACGAAAAACGTTCTCCTATCTCTATCTCTAGCGTCGAAGGCGTAAAAATACCGCGGACAATCGCGTAAGTGGCTGCCACCGGATAGATGTTGTGGTCTGATCCCCACAGTATCAAATATTCACGATCTGCCGTGTCCACAAATGCTTGATTTATCCCGTTGTCTATGGCCGTGTACAAATTCTCAAACTCAATCGAAGCCGGAGCCGTTGAGTCATAGATAATAGACCCCACACGCTTGTCGTATTTCGACAAGACACGCGCTAGAATGCGGCTTAAAATAACATCGGCGGTTTGGTCTGCATACAACATAATTACTCCTTAAATAACGGTGGACTCTTGCGATTCACCATAAATTGACGTGACGATAAAAGATACTGCGAGTTTATTGTTTGCCAATTGCTCAAATTTAAAATCGCTAACCGAAACGGTTCTTTCATCTCTCATTAGAGCTTCTGAATAACGACGATCAATTTCTGAAATCGCATAAATTAAGTTCTCTCCAAAAAGGTCGTCTAACTCAACACCAAAAGCGGATCCGTATATTTCGTGAACTTCAAATTCGGTATTCAAAACTTTGTATACAAATTGTTCGTACGCTTCTAGACCATCGACAAATCCAGATACGGATCCGTCAATCCCATCGTCATTATCGACGTTCATTTTGTACGTCAAGTTTGGCTGCGTGGATTCGGTAGCCTCGACAACGCTTTCGGACAGTGTGTTTCCTGGTAACAAGCTCATTCTGGTGGTTCTCCTGATGGATCAAAAGCGGCTGGTTTAGATGCTCGTGGCCAGTTGCTCGTATCTGTTATGTTCTCTTTCCAGCCAGCCAAAACCGAAGCGTCCGAGACTTCAAACGGGGCTTGCGTCTGATCCGCAATTCCGGCGGTCGCCGAAACTTCCCACTCGCCACCCGTCAAATGCTCGCTCATTCGATCCAAAACTATGAATGAATTTCCGCCCTGTGCACGAAGCAAAAGAACGCTTTCTCCTTTGTGGAGCCCGTTATAAATGCGAATGCGCTTTCTACCTGCGATATTATGCAGGTGGCTTGTTTTAAGCACCTTTGTATTTGGGGTTAATGTTGAGGCAGTCGCCCCAATACCGACACCAACGGGTACCCCGTTTAAAGTCACAGGCAAGGATGTAATTGGATGGATGTGAGAATTAAAAATATCTACGTTAGCATCTCTTTCTGCTTGGAACTCGCTTAAATCGTTATCGTCGATGGTCTTTGAGTAAACTTCGATGTCCACAAAATGATCTTGAACGGCGTTTGTCAATACTAAAAATGCTTCTGTCAAAATTACTTTGTCTGAAATTTTGATCTGTAATTTTTCGTATTCCTCCGAAACAACTTCTCCAAATACAAAATCACAAGGCTTTGAGTTAAGCCTTTCATTTCTTGCGATCCGTTGTATTGTTCTTAAAAGCTCTTCGGAGTTCATTTCTTGATTCCTTTTACTATCAAATCTACATCCATATTATGATCGTCGTTGAGAAAATAATGCGTACATGAGTTCACAAAGAACCTTTTAGCTACCTTCAAATCATCGTCGATATCAATGTCTACGATTATTGATTTACCACCCCTGAGCGACGGATCACCAAAACAACGGCTGATAGAGAGACTTCTTTTCTTATCGGAGTTCACCTCTAAAATGAGTTGCGCAATATTTTCGATGTTGTCCACTTCTGAAAATTCATTACTGAAAAATTGGAGCGTTCCAAATTTAGTCATGCTTGCAGCATCTTTTGCATAAATTGGTTCTCCAGCTACTTCTATTTTTTTCTTTTTTCCAGAAGTACTTTGTACGCTTACGTCGTTTTTCTTTATGAGTTTTACTCGATTGTAAGTATCTTCAATGCTGCTAGAATACTTGAAATTCGATGCCGTTTCATTTGTGATCAAATATTCAGCCGAGTTTTTTTCAATGTCTTTTAGGTCGATGCGCCCGTCATTATCGTAATAACAATATTTTCTACCAGTATTCATCAACGTAGCTTCTAAAGCCTTATTCATCATGTCAATCAGCGTCATGTTATCGAGAGCCATTTTTTCGATAATGTAACCAGTATCTTCAATTTCACCGGGAACAAGGTCAAATTCAGTGCATAAACGAATCAAGAAATCACTGGCTTTTTCATTCTCTATTAAAAAAGAATCCTTATTTTTCATGTAGCGCAATTGATCGTAGGCGGTAATTTGTATAAATTTTTTCTTGTCAAAATCTTTGGTAAAAACAAAACCATTGAATCGCTTTTTTCCGTCGATGGAAAAAATTACTTGGGCACCCTCTTCAAAACTTAAGTACTGATCTTTGATAACTGTAAATTCCAAGGATTCAGGAGAACCGTAAGCATCACTTTTTAACGTTATCCCGTCTTGAATCGCCGGAATAAATTTTTGTGATTTTGTGAGTATGGATAGCTCATAACTCATTTCATGCCTTGCTTTGGAACGTTGGAAAGCTAACGCCAATTTTCGCAGTGATAGAACTCGCAAGCTTTTTTATTTCGGAGGCGTAACTCACTCCATTCACAGGATCTAAAGTGTAGGTAATTGTGTCGCCTGACTCTGAAATCTTTTTTATTTTTCTTGTTGAGTACTGTTTGTACTGCTTCAATTCCAGCCGTACTTTTACGTCGGTGCCATCGCTGGCATCTTCAATTATTCTCATGTTTTCGATTGACGCGACCATATAGGAGTAGCCAACTGGAAGGATCGTACCCTGTTTCATTTTCGCCACGACAAAAGGAAATGGAATTTTTTTTGTCCGCAACAAATTAAAATATTCAGTGAATGCCAAAGCGTCTAGACCAGCCAATGAGTAGAGCGCAAATGGATACGAATTGCCCTGCGGGAAAAGAGCCTCGAACGAAATAGTATCTAATCCAGGCTCTTTCAAAATGTTTATTTCGCTCTCATTGATTAAATTTACGGTCTCGTTATTTCCATTTTTAGAGGTCTCCATAGAGCCTGGAGTAACGGGTAATAGGACGGGACCAATGAAAAAATAATACATTAGGCCGTGACTCCTTCAGCACTTGAACTCATCGCTTTTTTGAGCCCCTGCGTCATACGAGAAACCACATTATCAATGTCCATATTGGAGCTAATCGAATTTTGATTATTTGAAATCAATTTAATATTCTGTGATGAAATCCTATTAAGTACACGGTTTTCCATGGCATCGCGCAAATATTGGTAGGACTTCTCATTTGTATTTTTAGCAGTCTCCGCCGTATTGTCTGCAATGTCTTTTAAAAGATCGTTGATTCCTCCGCCACCGACTTTGTTAAAATCAAACATCCCAGGAGCTTCAAAACCACCAAGAAGAGACTTTAATTTATTCTTAATCCGTTCTCCGATTGAGTCACCCCAATTGTATCCAGCCTCGAAAGCTTCGCCAGGGTCTAAGAGATCAAATTTTTTCTTAGCGTAAGTCCCTCTAGATTCATTAAAATTAAACTTTTCAGGAGCTACAAATTTTGGTCCAATAACAAAGTCTCTAACTTTTTCGGTTATGCCTATCATTTTTGAAGCGTAATTTGTTTTCATTACTTTGTCAAAAATTGTTAGTAATGGCTGCAGCAAAAGCATCATGCCACCAACCAAATTTCCAAACATTGAACGTACTGCCGGAATAAAACCAGTGAAAGCATAATTCAATGCGTTAAAGACATCAGCCGCTAAGTCGCCAACTCCATCGCCGATCCAATCAAGAAAATCAAAAATATAATTCGCCGCTTCAGCAAAAGTATTGTAACTCATAGCCAAAAATTCAGCAAGAAGCCCTGTTAAAATTCCAAAGAAATTAAACGAAGCACCAGTTAAATTATTAAAACCAATTGTCAGAGCGGCCGCTAGGCCAATCACAGCAACGATTGCAAGGCTAACGGCACTCCAAGCTATCATATTAGCAAATGCTAATTGCATCGTCGCAACTATTGCTTTTAAAACTATCGGAATATAAGACACCAAAATTGCTGTTTTGATTGTCAGAATCCCCAATCCTATCGAGCCTAAAATAGGAAATATTTTTTTCATATTATTTTGTACGAAATTTATTGCTGTGCCAATTTTATCAAAACCCCAGCTCACAAATCCTACAAAATATTGAGCAGCCACAACGGCCGAATTTAAAAACGATTGAAATTTCTTAGAGTTGAAAATATCACTTATTTTTTTCTGCAATGGCCAAGCTGCTCTCTGTATAGCATTTAGTGCCATCGTAGAAATTCTAGACCACGTTAATGGAATCTTTTTAAATTGAGCGTCAGTCTCTGCGGACGCTTCGAGCATTGCTTTTTTAACAACCGCTGCGGAAATTTTACCTTGTGTCGCCAAATTACGGAGCTTTTCAATAGGCATCCCCATTGACTTTGCAACTGCTTGCATTATGTTTGGAGCCGCTTCAAATACAGCGTTAAATTCTTCGCCTCGCAACACGCCAGAGCCTAAAGCCTGAACGAGTTGTAGTGATGCTGCGTGCTGCTCTTCGGTACTTGCCCCAGCGATTCCAAACATTTTACTAAGTGTTTCAGCGAATCGGATAGTCTCTTTATTGTTTGTAAATATTTTTCCGGCGCGGAGCCCAATCTTTGCCACCACATCGGCCTGAACGCCATAAGCCGATCCAGAACGTTGGGCACTATCGTAAATCATCTTTTGCAATTCGGACGATTTTTGAAGCCCGTCATTAATCATGTTTATGCGGGCATTTGTGTTTGTCATTTCGTCAGACCAACCAATTACACCGCTGATAGTTCTGAAGCTTAGATACGTTGCCGCGGCATATTTCAATTGAGTTACAAGCCCGCTAGTTGAGCGAGTTGCCTTTTCGATGGCTTTAGTACTAGGTGATGTTTGGCTAACTTTTTTTACAATTGAGAATCCAGTCTCGCAAGAAGCCAAAGCCGCCGCAATCGCCTTTAGTTTAGGCGACATTTGGTCATTTATTCCGAGTGTGGTTTTGACTCCAGCCATCGCTACGATCCTTTATTTCTTATCTTGTCAGCCTGTTCTTTTTCATCTTCAATCGAAACCTGAACGCTTGCCCAAATAAAAGCCTTTTCAGATTCTTCTAGGTCTGGAAATACTTTTACCTGGTCCCAAGACCAATGCAACTCGTGCAAAAGATAGTGCATGAGGGAGGCTTCACCTCCCCCACGAATTAGTTTTTTGCGGTTATCACGGCCTCGTCAGTTTCTTCAGCGTCAGTTAAATTGTTCAGTTTTGCGACAGCGGAAGCCAAAGTTTCGAAGTCATCTTTGTCGCTCAACATGAGCATTATCAAATTTTCAGGAGTGCGCTCATCCATTGGATAATCGCTCATGTACGAGTCTGCAAGCGTTTTGTCTGTAAGATCTGGATAAACTACGGCCTTTGATGTAAGCACCCGCAAAAGGCGTTCAGAATCCAAAACAAATTCGTTTTGCATTTTTCCTTTTGTCTTCACATTTTTCATGCTAGTGCAAAGAGTGCGCGCGTCGCTAATTTCGCGAGTCGTCAATTTCTTGATTTCCCACTCAATCACATTGCCATTTGCGTCTTTGAAATCATCACAAACAGCAATTTTTACATTTGGAGTTGCTTTTTTCTTATCCTTCAAAAAGACTGAAATATCACTCATATTTTATTCCTTTGAAAAGTCCCGTTTTCACGAGACATTTCGTACAAATTAACCAGCAATGACCGAGTTCGTGTTTGAGAATTTCCAGATAGGAGTAAATCCCGCAGCCTTGAAATTCACTTCCTGCATGAGGAAATCGTCACCACCGAGCTTCATCAGGTCGATGTCACCAGTTATGTGGCAGTCCGTGAAGATGCCGACACGTCGGCCAGAAGTAGAAGTTTTGTCTTCATTGGATACCTGAAGATCAAAGTAAGGAACAACGGCAGTGCTTCCGATTTTTCGCACCATGTCGTTTACTGCGCTGTCAACGTCGTAAATCGTCATTGAGCCAGAGTAACCAATGCCAGTGATCTTTGACCCTTTCTCAAGAGTGCCAAGCATCGGCACATCGGCATCGGAGATGTTTGCCGTGCACTTGACTTCTTTCACTTGCAGCCAGAGCTTACGAGTACCGTCAATGGTAACGTAGCATGATCCTAGTTTTGCATTGACAGCATCTTTTGGATTAAATTTTTGACCCATTTTGAACTCCTTATTTAACCGTCTGAGTAACGTAAAGTTGGAACATTGCATTTGTTACTGAAGTTTCGTACGAGACTAAAACAGTGCCTTTAGCCTCGCCAGCGGCGATCACAACGGTGTCGGAATCGAAGTTTTGGATGGCACGAATCTTTTCCATAGACTGCCAGTACTTGATTACTTTGCCTTTGAAGCCGTCACGACCGTCCTGATCGTTCGGGGTGATGCCCATCCAGTTCTTGTTAAAATCAGCCTGGATGTCGTTCAATCCCTGATATAAAACGCGAATTGTCTGGTTGTTCTTGAAATCGCCCTGCTCTTCTTCCGTCAGAGTGACAAAAGAATTGATGTCGGCCAGTACCCGAATGTCACCATCACCCACATCGTGGAAAGCAAACTTTCCGGCCTCGATGAGGTCTTCCAATTGACTCTGCGTGTGAGTGGTGTCAAGCGTCAATTCGCCGTCGTATTTGGTGTTCTGCACCGATTTATTGACGGCTACACCAGCGTGAGCACCGAGCGTCCAAAAAAGACCCCAGTGATATTCGCTTGCTGTCAAACTAGTTACTTTGTTTGCAAGCACAATCGTGTTGAAAGCGTCAGGGTCAATAGAACCAATGTCGTAGACAATGAGTTGTCCAAGCCGTCCCACTTCGTCCGTCATACGCTTGATCCAAGCCGTATAGAGCCCGATAGTGGTTGAGTCGAGTGAGTTGCAAGCGATGGCATGGAAAGGTACCGTTTCGGCGGCATTGAGCAAGTCTTGATGAGCAGCCCCATCCACAGTGCTGTTAGTTCCACCGGAAAGCAAAGTGCCAGCAGTCTCCACAAGATCGGACGCTTTGACATATAGATCAGCCGCAAGCGTTCTGGTACCAACATACAAAGCCGAAGCCGTTTCGAGTAAGATTTCACCAGCCGCAGGGGTGCCAGAGGCAATGATCTTCAATGCGCCTTCATCAAGTGCCTCCGCATCCACATAAATGTTGGATGACCACGCACCAATGAAATCATTCGGAACCAACGCCGCAAAGTTCGCAACTGTCTGCGAATCTTTTTTCCGGGTTCCGAGATAAGTTTCAACGGTGAAACTCGAATCGGTATTTTCGACAACGACCACTTTAATGTCGTTGCCACGAGTGCCCGCATAAAGAGCTGTACCGAAAGGAGAATGAGCTTTCACACCGGAGCCGTTGAGTCGGTAGAAATAAAGGGTCTTTCCCTTCTTGAAAAATTCACGCATCGGAAGATTTTCATCAGCCGTATAAGCGTATCCGAAAATCTTTTCAGAATTGGATTGAAAGTCCGAGCTTTCGACTTTCACAAAGCTACCAGAAGCACCCCAATTCAATTCAAGACCAACGGCACCGTTGCCGCGGTCCGAAATTGCAATGGAGTCTTTGCTTGCACTCAGGAAGCGATAGAACGCGCCCGGCAAAATTTTATTTTGTACTACAAATTTTCCGCCACCGAACATTTTTAGTTCTCCTTCTTGAGGTAATTACACACAAGCGTTTCAACTTCTTCGTTAGAATAACGAACGTCGTCCTTCAGCAAAACACTGAGAAGATCACGCCGTTCTTTGTATTTTTTTGCCATCAGAAACGCCGACTTTGTGAATTTCTTTTCGCTGTCAACAGCCACGGGCTCAATGTTTTCAACGGTTCTAGCGGGTTCTGCGTTATTTTTGTTTTTGTTTTTAGACATGAGGTCTCCTAATTGAATACAACTTTTTCCATTTTGTCCTTAACTGCGTTCTCGTCCATCACGAAGAAAGAGTAAGTAACAAAGAAATGCCCGGCCTTTTGGCTGTCATCATATCGAGCAGATATTTCATTACCTCGATACAGACCGCCATCTACTGAAATATAGTTTAATTTGTCCGTAAGGATGTCAAAAATATTTTCACATTCAGCCTTTGGTGCTGTTAAAGAAGCGGGAAAAATAACGATGTCAAATGGATAATCTCGAAGTGCTCTTGTCCCTGTTTCTTCAGTGTTTACAAATGTTATTGAGTTGACAAAGAATGAGCCCAAAGCAAAATCAGTGTCCACATTTTCAGTATAATAGGTTTTTGTAGTGCCAAACGTTTCATTTAGTTTGTCTACAATTCCTTGTTTTAACTTTGCAAAGTTCATTAGTAATTTGCCGTTTTTAACTTTTTATTCAAGTAATCGTTCATTTGTTTTTTCAGGATTGCCGGAATTTTAGGTTTTATCATGACCTCAGATATTTCTACAAAGTATTGCCCGTTAACCCATCCGTTAACAAGCCTTTTTCCTATCGCTGGCACAAATCGTCCTACTTCTTGCCTATGACCATCGTTGACAAATGAAGCGTATTTGACGTTGTTTCTTAACGTTATGAAATATTCGTGTCCTCTTTTTCCAACGTGTAATTTCATCGTAAATTTTTGTGCCTCTGCTTCATTGCCGGCCGCGGAAAGCCTTCTAGAGGCTATTGCTTCGGCGTGAGTCCTAACAAGCCAGCCACGCCTCAGTGTTCCACCCTGCATTGTGACTACTGTTTTCCCGTCTATTATTTCTTCCGTATTTTTTCCAACGGGAGTATTTTTTATCAATTGTGCAAGCATTCTAGCCGCTATATTTTTAGTCGCTTTCGTATAAAAAATATCTTGCTCTTCCGGCGTTGTGAGTCGTTCAAACGTCTTCCGCATAGCGGTTAGTTCAGAAAATGTAACAATTCCGAAAGCCATAAGCACCTACGCGTATTTGTCTATGAGAGTGAGCATCACTTCTTGATGTGTCTGGTATCTTGCGGGTTCGCCACCAGATTCAAATATTTGAGTTTTGCCGTCTTTCGTTACTTCAAAAAATTGTCCCGCACTTAAATTTAAATCGTACGGGAGCAATAATTTTATGGATACGAATAGCGCGGGAGCGTTCCCGTTTCCGACAACCGGATTGCTTTTGTATGTCAACCTGCACGCTTGATTTGTGTACAAAGTAACTAGGCTTTTTTCTGATACATGAGTAGTCGCGTTGAGCACGTTTCGATACTCTTTGATGTTGCATACATCTGTGAATGTGGACTCAATAGGGCCTCTAGCCTTGGCCAAGGCTGCATTGTAGTTCACCAGACTATTTTCCTATGATACAACAAATCAGGGCTTGTAGGATCAAAAGAAAGTTTGTTCAAAAGCAAATAAAACTTTTCATCGGCACTTACGTTACCGACCGCAAATTCGGTCTTTGTGTCGCCCGTGTCAATAGCTTTCACAATGGCATCGAGTTCTATTTCAGAAAGTTGCCCGGCGGACTTCTTGGCTCTAAGGAACTCAGCGCACACGAAATCCACCAGGACTTTTTCAAGGTCTGTGGGCACCTCGGAGACATTGCAGAAATGAATTATAGTAGTCGAACACTTTTCAAAAATAAACCCAAGCGCGAAAGCATCTCCCTCCTTGACCGTGTAGCCAAGGGAAAGAAGCCTACTCGTGATCGTTTCTTCTAGCGTCGTAAAATCCATTTTGCTTTGTCTCCTAGGATGCGCACAAATTAACGAGAGATAATGCGAGCAATGAGGATGCTCTTGATATCGTAGTAAACAGGGCTTGTTGCACCGTTGTTTACGATAGACCAATTAGTACCATCTTCAAAGAATGCATTCGTAGGCGAGTTGGTGGAAGGCTTGGCGACGTTGATCCCCTTCGGGGCGATGCACAAGCGAATGCGAGAATACAAAGTGTCCTCACCACCATTTGTTTTCGGATCGCGGAACATTTCTTGAGGAACCTTGGCACCAATATCCTCATAAATAAATGCGCCGTCACCAAGCACATAAGTGGTGTATTTGTAGTAGCCGTCGGTCGCAGCCTGAGCGTCAGCACCACCAAGAAGCGTGGTGTCGATTTCGCCAGTCGCAACGGCAGCAGATACGATATTCACGGGGATAATGTTTCCAGCCGCACCAGCTGTAGAAGCGGTAATCGTCAATGTGTCGGTGTTGTCATCGGTCAACGTTACGCCAGTCACAGTGAGAGCAGAGAGCACATCAAGCGTTGCCGCAAGAGTTGTGCCCAAGGCAAACTGAGCGGCTGTTGGAGAACCGCCATTCGCGATAGCCGTGAATGTAACGCCGTTGATGGAAACGGTATCGCCGACAGAAAGATTATCGGTGAAATCAACGGAGGTATGAGCTGCAACAGCGGCCACGGTTCCATGAGCGGCAACGTATTCGGCAGGCATTCCATCGTCCACAAAAACCAAACGTCCATTCCAATAGCCGATAGGAAGCGGCTTTTCAATGCCTTGCGCATCGGTATATTTGAGGAACGTGAGCAGTTTCAAGCTTTCGAGGTGGGCGGAAACGGCACTGTGCATAATGCACAGAGTAACGTTCTTCATATTGTCGCCACACGCCTTTTGTGCGATGGTGTTCAACGAAGAAACATTTACCTTGTTTGCAGCGAATCCGTCAACGGTCCCAGTGGCTTCGGAAATATCCAGAGTGTGAGAGTTGACAAACTCAAGGCCCTTGCCGGAAGCCATAGAAAAGATGCCTTTGAGCATCGAAATGACGGTGGCCTGTTTCTTTTTCGTCCAGTACTTCACGACCTGCTGCGCGACCTGAGAAATGAAGTCCACGCCACTGGTGATGTCGTATGCAAAATCACGCGCTGTCCAGCCGTGCATACGGCCAAAAACGGTAACATCTTGCGACATGGTGGAAAGATTATCGGTGGTGATGTCGGTGGCACCGTCGTAGTTGTCGGGCTCTCCAGAAAGCACTCCATGCATCGGAATTGATGCAAAGAAAGTGCCGGAGGTCGATGAAAACGCATCGCGAACTTCTTGTGACGGCACAAAAGCCGCACTGGAAATGAGTTCGTTTTTTGTGAGGTCTGGGGCAACGAGGCTGGAATAAACTCCAAAAGCCTCGCTGTTAAAGTCTTTACTGTCAAATTTTGCTTTTGCAGACATGATAAAATCCTTTGATAATTATTTTTTCCCCGCCGCTTCCTGAGCCGCTTTAATGGACTCATAGGTAGTTGCCGGGAGTTGTGGCTGCGTGCCGTGAGAAGTCACCGGAGCCGCTCCGCGAAAGACTGGAGCAACGGGTGCCGCTGGGGCCGCAGGTTTTGTTTCTTGCTCAAAAAGAAAAGCATTATCGCCCTTCTTAAATTCTTCGATCTGTTCAGAAAGCCCTTTCGGATTTCCGTCATCGTCCCAAGTCACTTTGTCCCAGTCGATCACCGCACGTACTGCTTTCGAGTTTTTAGCCTTCGAGGCTGCAATTACGGCTTCAGATCGAACATCACGAATCTTTTGTTTGTAATCGGACGCTATTTTTTCTTGTGCTTCGGTGATTTCAGTCACCTTGGCTTTCAAGGCTTCGTTCTCAGGGGCAAGCTTTCCAAGCTCAGTGATTTGCTTATTAAGCCCATCGACTTGAGCCTTGAGCTCGTTCTTCGCTGTGTTTACCTCGTCAAAACGGCTTTTGGGAATAAAATCTTTCACAGAATTTGTATGTAATGTGAGGACTTTTTCAGCCTGTTCTTCAGAAATTCCCAGCGAAATCAGATCTTCTTTTTTCATCTTGTCTCCAGTAATTATCATTTGTTTGCGAGGAAGGCCCTCGATTACTTTGTACAACAATATAACTATTTTTTATTTGGCAAGCAAATTTTTATTCTTTTTCCACTCAATCCAACCGAAAATCTTTGATTTAGCATAAAATAATTTTGAACGAACCTTGAGCCCTTTTTCATTCATTAGGTCATAAATTAGTTTGTCTGCAAAATCTTTTTTCACTCGCTGAGTGCGGTAAAAGAACCTATGGAGGATAAATTCAGTGACGTAACCATGCTTTATGAAACGGTCTATATCCTCGTCTAGCCGGAATCCGGAAGGCACTACGAACCATCCTTTGTGTGTAAAGAAATGGATCGGTGCACACAAAGTAATTGAGACACGACCTTTTTCATCGGTGAATTGCTGGTACATTACGACTCGGAAATGTAGGACCCAGTGAAATAAATAAAGTCACCAAGAACAAGGTCTGCACTCAGTTTAAGCTCCAATTTAGAGGAGTCGGTACTTTCATGAAGTAAAACGCACTCGTGGCTCTGCAAACCCGTTGTGCTGCTTAAATCATGGCTTGAAACAGCAACGAGACCAGCGGGGATAATGGGACGTGGCAATGCAGCTGTCAAATTGAAAATAGCGCCTGCCACGCCGTCGGGACCCTCGGAATAGACAATGTAGGCATGAACCGTTACTTTGTTTCCAATTTTTTCGTAGCCGCCACCTTGAAAAGCGAAAGTTCCATTAGCGAGGAGTCCTCCAATCGTAGTCCATGGAGTGAGCATCGAATCTGCAATTTTTAACTCTTGACCAGATCCAAAATCAAGTCCAGCTCCTGGATTTACTACAATTTTTCCATTTTCATCCAATGCGATGCCATCACCAGCATTTGGTTTGATTGCCTCCACTGCCCATTTGTTGCCAGCGACAGCCGTCAGGCGCACATATTCACCGGGCTTGACAAAGTACGTCCGATTGCCATAAATAGCCGTGCTGACGATTCTAAGAGGCAAGCAAGCCAAATCAGAACCAAAGTAGACAACCAATTCAGAACCAATTTCGTAATCTGTTGAATTTGGGATAAAGTAACAAACTGAGGTGCCGAATCCGGCAGGCTGTACAATGTTAATCGCCTTGATCTGGTGCCCAACCGCAGTCGTAAGTGTACTCAAGGCCCAATTGTACTCTCCGGTAGTTGCACCGGTGTGTGTAGGGCTAATCATGCCGGGGAATGGTGAAACGTCCTCTCGGAGGCCAGCAAGCAGGTCTCCATGCGTGTCAATGATTTCATTTACTTTGTCCGTAACGTCAATCGGGAGTGCGTTTGCGAGTTTTGAAATAGCCATAGAAACCTCTTTTGTCAAAATATACGTTATTTTTTCACACAAACTAATCAAAAAGACATGAGATTTGGTTGTTTGATTCCCAAAAATCCGTACCTAAAAGCGTCCATAGCGTGATTATTTTCGTCCTCTGGAACTCCCGTTGGAACCCCAAAACGATCTCTTGCCATCTGATACAAATTAATTTCAGTTCCAAAGTTAACGCACCTCGGATGGTAAATAATTTTGTAATTCTGGATCTTCTGGATGCCAAACATTATTGAGCCTTTGGTGCATTTCTTGGCACTCGTGAGGCCTGCCTCCCGTAGCTCATCTATGCTCTTAGGTTCTGCGGCATCGGCGTGTATGACTTCTTTTCCATATCCCATGCTGATAATTCTTTTAGCGAGCATTTGGTTTGTTAATCCTTTTTCGTATAGCTCATCGAATACATACAAATTCTTTTCTTCCTCATCAAGCATCATACAAACTAATGCGCTTGGGTCTACCGTGTAGCCGAAGTCGAGCCCAAAGCCAGATTTAATTCCAGGCTTACGCCGCAGCGCGTCAATGTCGAAAGATCGCTCCTCAAAGTTGTCGTATACAAGACCTTCTACGACGCCCCATTCCGCAAGGCCCGCCACGCGGTAACGCTTCGGATTGCGAATCTTCATATCCTCAAAAACGGCGCGGTCGGCATCGTCAAGGAATTCGTTGCATTCGTAGGTTGTCGATAGAGCTAATTTGTTCGCAGTGTTTGGGGTATCAAAAAAACGACGCTTTACGAAATGCTTTTCATTCCAGGGATTCATAGTCCCGGTAATGCGTTTGAAAAGCGGGGCAGCAACAGCACCACGGATAGACTCGTCCAAAATGTCGAAGTCCTCTTCCCTCGTTATTTCATAAAGTTCTTCGAGCCACGCAAATGTCAATACACCAACGTCCACGGAAATTGAAGACACTTTTAACGGATCGTCCAGACCTCTAAAAAGTATTTTTTGTCCTGTAGGTGTGTAGGTCAATTGGAGCGGGGATTTGCTTATATGCCACCACTGCTCAACGCCTAGCCGACGGATAGCCCAAATTAAATCGGAGTAACAAGAATTTTCAAGAGTGCGAAAGACTTTGCGAATTACCAGAGTATTGGACTCTGGGAACTGCATCATTTTGACGATATGCCAAAGTGCGGTGGTCTTACTTTTTTTGCTCGCTCTTGAACCCTTGACAATACAGTAACGGCCTTGGAAGTGCCAGAAGTCTGAGTATCCAGCACCTACGATAGTGGGTAGGTGGATGATCTTTTTTTCTGGTTGATCGCGGACGATCACAACTAGACCTCGGAATCACCCGATAAGACGACAGGCTGTGCGATGCAAAGAGGATTCTCTTTACCTCCTAGAGCACCTTCGGTTTGGTCAAAATGAAGTCCACCCATTTTAACGATTTCAGTAATTGATTTAACGTCTCCGTTTTTTATTGCGATCATCATCGACTGGGCAATAGCGCACGTCAGAACATCAATTTTTTTTTGGTGAGGCATCCCAAGTTGTTGGAATGTCTTTGACATGATTTGACCTAGTTGACTTCCATTTGCCGACGTGTCAATTTTTGCGGCTAAAACATTTTGAGCCGCTTCGATAGCCAACCTTCTATTTACGGCTCGTTTTGCGCGAGTAATAGCACTCTTAGCCTGGAACAACCTTGCGTTTTCTTTTGTTATTCCGTGAACGCCATTTTTTGGAGTAATTTTTGGAGTAGCACCCATATCATGCAAAAATAATATTTTTTCATGCAAAAAAGCTGTAAAGCATAAAAAATGCGCATAAATTAAGTTTGTTTATTTTAAATATCCTTTAGATCTAAAACATCTTCAGCCATCAAAACGCGAGAAGATTCATCAGCACCAATTGAATTTAGCCAACGTCTTTTTTGCGTCTCTCCAGAAAAAACGAGAATAACACTTCCTTTTGCCTCTGTTCTGTATGTCCCATACTCGTTCTCATTCTCTTTTATTTTTTTACGCCCCTCTCTTTTATTTTCTTTAATAAGTTGAATATCTTCTGGACTTAAAACCTTTGTTTTTGAATCATCTTCTTTTTCTGTCTTAAAATTAAAGTCAGGAAAATTAATTTCTGTCATTTCTTCACTAAACGCAAAGTCGCTCATTGGGTCAAAGTTAAAAAGCTGTTGAAGGTCTTGGAGAGCTCCAAAATCAAACTCTCCCATCGCGTCTTGATTATTTAACATGACATTTATAGCCATTTCTTCTCTTTCTTCGACATTCAAAACACATACATCAATTAAATAATCTTTATTTTTTTCGATTGAGTCAAGAATAGAAACTCTTTGATGTCCACCTATTATATGTCCTGTTTTTTCATTCCATACAAATGCAGCAACAAGCCCATACTTTTCAATTACTTTTTTTAATCTTTTTTTTGCTTCTTTATTAATCGTTCTCGGATTCCACGGAGCATTCGTCATTTGAGACCGCTTTATCGTCCTCGTCGTGAATTTCTGATACTGCGTCATCAAGGCTTTTGACTCTAACATAATCAATCTCCACATTTACATCTTGTTTAATTGCACATTGGTAATCTTCTTCACTGATACAATGACGAAGAACCCATGCTCTACCACCTCTAAAATCGGCCATATCTCTTATTCCGAAAGAATATTCAGGTTGCAAAATTAAGCGATTGGTACTAACATAAGCTTTTATTTTTTTTTGAGTCATTGATCTTAACGGGTATGCTATGTGTGTTTTTTCATCAATTCCAGATTCAATGTGCTTCAGCATTCCTCTACGTTGCAGGCTTTCGTCCATTCTACAACCCATTACCATTAGGTCGCATTTATTTTCGGCTAGATAAGCCTCTCTAAATTCGGTTTGG